CTTCCATTTTTGAAACCTCACTTTCAAATCAGATCAGGGAACCGATATAATCGGCAAACTTCTTGGGGCTGATATGGTATGACCATTTCCCGGACGGCATCAGAACGGCAAACCCGAACGGGGCCGTTGCCCGCTGAAGGGAAACCCGAACGAACTGTTCAGATTTGCCCAGCGCCTTTGCCGCCGTTTCCACGGTCACCTTCTTCAGCGGTTCGCCGTTCGCGTCCGTGTCCATCGTGGGGTTGTCACCCATCAGGAAATCCACGGACGTTTCAAGGGCATCGGCCAACTTCTGAAGAACAGCGGTTTTCGGGGTGGTCTTGCCAGACAAATACTGACTGATTCCAGACTTCGCAACCCCGGTCAGCGCGGAAAGTTGGGTCTGCGTCATGTTCCGTTCATCCATGACGGCCTTCAGGTTCTTTGAAAACATGGTGCTTTATCTCCTTTCAGATCAGGTCAGGGTTCCCACATCGGGTTCGTGTTGTAGGCCGTCCCGCACACAACGCCGAACGGGAAGGCGGGGTCAGGGGAATCATAGGGAAAACCCCACGGGGCGGGTTGGTGCTTCCGTTCCGCAAGGGCGGTTTGCTTTTCCATGTACTCATTTCGGGCTTGGGCTGTATCAAACCGCAAATCCCGAACGATGGAAGCCGCATTGATTTTCTTCATGGGTACATCCTCCGAATTCGATTTGTAGATTATAAATCTACATCAGGGGTAAAAAAAATCATGGACACATCCCCGTCAGGAATGTTCAACAGTTCAACAAGCGCCTTGATTTCTGAAGCCTTGAATTCACGCTTGTTATTGATTTTGTAGTTCAGGGAAGCCGGGGTGATTCCAAGGTTCGCCGCAACCTGTTCTTGGGTCAGGCCACGTTCCAGAATCAGCGCCCGCAACTTCTTTGTATTGGTCATGTACTCACACACCTTTCTTCAGCTTCATCCAGCCGTTCACAGGCAATGTCAAAATAGTGTTCATCGGTTTCAAAGCCGATGTAATGACGGCCAGTCTGAACCGCCGCAACGCACGTTGAACCAACGCCCATGCAGTTATCCAGAACCACAGCGCCGGGGTTGGTGTATGTACGAATCAGCCATTCCAACAGGCCAACGGGTTTTTGTGTCGGGTGAAGGCGCTTGCCATCCCGCGCAAAGGAAAGGATTGACAAGGGGTTCCGTTCACCGTTCTTTGATTCAGACCACGCTTCATGCCGTTGTCCGTAGTTATCGGACAAGCTGCCGTTCTTCGTGCGTTTATATGGCTTGCTGAACCACACCTGTTTATTGTAAACAGGCTTTTTTTTTGTAGAAAACACAAATATCTTCGTGGGATTTCAGGGGCTTGACGTTCGCGTTCAGGAAATCACAACCCCGTTGCTTGTCCCAGATCAGGTTATAGCGCCATATATCCACAGCGGAAAGAATCAGCTTGGCCGTGAACAGGCCGTCAGCAAACAGCACGATTGCGCCATGTTCTTTGATCACCCGCCGATATTGGAACCACAGGGAATCAAAGGGAATGATTTCATCCCATTTGTTCCGGGTGGTTCCATACGGCAGATCACACAGAATCAGGTCAACCGATGAATCAGGAATCTTGTTCATCCCTTCCAGACAGTCCATGTTATACAGAACATCAATGTCCAGAAGTCATTCCTCCAATTCCAGTTCAACGCCACAGTCACCGCAGATCACCCGAACTTCCTTTGTTGCCCGGATGATCAGGCCACAGCAGGGGCAGACATATTTTCGGGATGAACCCGAACCAGACTTCTTCAGCCGGGTTTCTTTCTGCCGGAAAAGCTGAAAGGCGCTGCCGTCCAATGTGGCAACAAACGCCTTTGCTTCTTCGTTCAGGTGGGTCACCGTCCAACCGTATTTTGAATCACGGTCAATCTGTAATCCATGCTGTTCAGCGGTTTCCTTGAACCGTTTGTTGTGGTAAGTGCCGCCCCTGCTTGTGTCCTTGATTCCCTTGCCGATGTTATCAAGGTGAACCATTTCGTGAAGCAGGGTTCCGCACAGTTCTTCAAAGGGCCGGGTCAGATGTTCAGCGCACATGTTGATTTCATAGAAACCGCCGTCCTTGGATTCATCATCCTTGGATTTCCACGCTTTCCATGTTGTACACCAGCCATAAGCCCCGGACGTGGTATCAGGGGAAACGGCAATCACGGGTGCTTCCAGCGTCCCGGCAAAGAACTTCAGGTTGAATTGCTGGAACAGGCTTTCCAGCGCGGCAATAGCGGAACCAAGGCTTTTTTTGTCATTGCCGTTCATCCCCTTTCATTGACATTGAATTATTGCAGTTATTGTTCAAAGGTGCTTCGCGTTTCAAACCATAGTGACAACAGACCACGGTTTTCAGGTCTATGACCAAACCCGCAACCCGCGAAGGGTGAAGGTGATTGTTTTTGGCGAACCGCTCTTGTTTCTGTCCTCTATGGGGTCTTGGTGGGTGAATCCCGTTCACCCTGTTCAGTTGTCAAGGTGCAAACCGCTGTTTGGAATCCCGTTTCGGGGATAGCCCCCGCGCCAGCGTCAAGGCAAGCGGTCAATGCGGGGGTGGGGCTTGCGCCCCGTGGGTCATTTCTTTTCGATCACCTTCACCCGCTGAAGGATTGTCTGATTTACGTCCCGGAAAGTCTTGTGTTCCTTGATGGTTCCTTGAAGCGTAAACTTGTCACCTTCCTGCATCGTTTCCCCGTCCTTGGTCATCAGACTTCCAGAACCCGTTTTCCAAATGAACGTGTTGCCTTCGTCATCTTTCATCACATAAACCGTGGTGATTCCGAACTGTGATTCAAAGTGGGTCTGATAGACGAAAGTCACATCAATCTTGATTTTCTGTCCAACCTCACCCACAAAATGCCCCGCCCTGCGAATCCGTTCGGCTTCCTCTTCGGCCTTGCGCCGTTGCCGTTCCAGTTCCATTTCGGCTTCACGCTGTTTGCGCTCTTCCTCAAATTTGGCTTGCTTGGCGGCACGTTTGGCTTCCAGCTTAGCGGCATATTCGGGGGTGTATTCTTTCACCGTCCCAATGACCTTGCCATGTCCCATGCACTTCCAGCACATTCCCCCGTCATGCGGGGAAAGAACAGGCTGTCCATTGTGAACACCAATCGCATAATATCCATGACCGCCGCACCGATCACAGGGGATAGCACGTTTCCAATACTTTGTCCCGTTGCGGTCAGTCTTGATCAGTTCGCCTTTGTTGGCGTTGATAAAATCCTGAACGTGCTGTTCGTTCGCGGCCTTGATTTCATCCATCAGCTTCAGTTTTTCCTTCGTGGTCATTCAGATCAACCGTCCTTTCATCGTTCGGGGGTTGTCCCCCGGTTGGGTGGTAGGCCAACCGGGGAAAGGGGGGTTCGGGTTTGTAGATTTCCGATCTACAAGGACATTATAGCAGGTCGTAGATTGCTTGTCAACACTTTTTTAGAAAGTTTTTCAAATTTTGTTGATTGTAAATCTATTCCCGTGTTATAATAGAATGGAAAGGGGGTTCAAGTCTATGACAATAGGCGACAAGATCAAGCAATTACGAACAGAAAGGAATTGGTCACAGGAACAAGTTGCACGAATGTTGGGTTACAAGTCCCGATCAACCATCAACAAAATTGAATTGGGTATTAACGAACTGACCCAATCCAAGATTGTTGCCTTCGCTAACCTTTTCGGGGTGGAACCGTGGCAGTTATTGAACGATGAACCTTTGAACATGGATGAAATCAAATCCAGATGGGCCAGAACTGACCGGGAACGAATGATTCAGGCCGAAGTTAAGGTGTATGAAGATGTTCAGGCCATATTCGGCAAAATTGCGTTTGATTTGCTATCCAGCTTCAATCAGTTGAACAAATTGGGGCAGGAAAAGGCTCTTGCCCAAATTCAGGACATGGCTGAAATATCAAAATACAGAAAGGATGATGAACAATGAAAAAGCTGATTGCCTTGATCATGCTTCTTGGGGCGCTCTTGTGTTTGACCGGGTGTCAGTCCCCGGCAGAACAAGCATATAACAAAATGAAAAACACAAAGATCACGGTTGATCAGGTCACCGTTGATCAGGTTCAACAAGGCATTGATTCCTTCAGAAATGGGAATTAAAAAAAGCCCCGGCCAGCTACCACACAGGCCGGGACAGGTGACAAGAACCCGAACCCCTTGAAAGATCAGGCGTTGTCATGTCTATTCTACCACAAAACAGGCAAGTTGACAACGCCGTGTAACAGATGATGTTACAGATTGTTACAGATCACCCGGCACATCTGTAACGCCCAGAACCCTTGCCCCATTGGGCTTTTCGGGGTCAGCGTTTCAGATGTAACAGATGAACCCCCTTTATATTTATATTATTAGTTTTCAAGGGACGAAGAATCCCGTAACCTTGAATAATTGATAATCACGGGTATAGAAGAATCTGTTACATCTGTAACATCTGTTACAACACCCACGCCGCAAGGCTTTTCAGCGTTACAGATGTTCAAAAACATCTGTAACATGATGTGTAACAGGCACGAAAGGAAGTTGTCAACATGCGAAATCCGAACGGTTATGGTTCCGTTGTCAAGCTGTCAGGCAATCGCCGGAACCCGTTTTGCGTCAGGAAAACAAAAGGCTGGAATGACAAAGGTCATCCGATATATGACACAATCGGTTATTTCCCCACCCGTGAAGCCGGGATGATTGCCCTTGCTGAATACAACCGCAACCCCTATGATGTGGACAAGGCAAAAATCACCCTTGATGAACTTTTTCAAAAGTGGTCTGAACGCAAGCTGCCGAAGCTGTCCCCGTCCCTGCAATCCAGCCTGAAGAACGCATACACCCACACGAAACAGATTCAGGGGATGAAATACCGGGACATTCGATCATTCCACATGCAAGATTGCATTGATAATTGTGGGTGTGGGTACAGCGTTCAGGGGGCCATGAAGAACCTGTTCGGTCACCTTGACCGCTTCGCAATGGAACTGGACGTGATTTTCAAGATGTATTCCCCATTGGTCAGCGCCGCACCCATCCCCGAAACGTCAAAGGTTCCGTTCACGGATGATGAAGTGAATCAGTTGTGGGGTATTCAGAATCAGGAATGGGTTGACACAGTTTTGATTCTGCTTTATTCGGGTTGGCGAATCACCGAACTTCTGACCCTCCGAACGGAAAATGTTGACCTGAAGGCCGGGACGATGAAAGGCGGCATCAAGACCCGAAACGGCAAGGACAGGATGGTTCCAATTCACCCGAAAATTGAACCGTTCATTGAACGTTGGGTGAACCGTGGGTTTGAATACTTGATCACCGATGAACGGGGCCACAGGCTTTCAGATGGGCAATACAGGCCGCATTTCAAGGCCATCATGGAACAGTTGGGGTTTGATCATTGCCCCCACGAATGCCGCCACACGCTGCGTTCCAGACTGGATTCAGCAGGGGCAAACAAGAAGTGTATTGACCTGATTCTTGGTCATAAGTCAAAGGATGTGGGCGAACGGGTTTATACACACAAGACCATTGAAGAACTGAAACAGGCGATTGAACTAATATCACGTTAGTAACAAGAAAAAGCGGGAACCCCTGAAAATCAAGGGTTCCCGCTTGCGCGTTGTACATTATATCATATCAAAGTTCAAACTTCAACCGCCCGAAATGCCGTGTTTTCAAGGGTTCTTTGAACTTTGACCGCCCCGGAAGGTGGGTTCAGGTGGGGCGGTTAGTAACAGGATAGTAACAGGTCAGACCGGGATTTTCAGAACCATTCCCGTTCTGATCACCGTGGAAGTCAGGTTGTTCAGGGACATGATTTCCGGGTATTTCGCACCCGCCCCAAGGAACTTCTTTGCAATTCCCCACAAGGTATCATTGGCCTGAACAACATAGGTGTGTTCCACAGCGGGTTCCGGGGTGGGCTGTTCGCCGTAATTCCTGCCCGTGAACCACGAAAGGGGCCGCTTCCCGGTCAGGCGGTTCAGATCAATCCTGTGATTGATTCCGGGCGCACCGGGAACCTTGGTATATCCATAGGACGTGAACTGATGAAGGTCAATCTTGTCCGTATAGGCGGCAGATTTCAGGGTGATTCCATCGGGCTTGCCATCGTTGGAACCCCAATTCGCAATCCACAGGGTATCAAACACGGATTCAATAGACCTGTACTGATTACGCCAGCGGGAATCACCTGTGTATTGACCGATGATTTCCACGCCCCATTCACGCAACCGCTGAACATAGACTTTGATCAGTTCCCGTTCCAGATCATAGGTCATGCCGTCAGCAAGTTCTTCCGTGTCAAGGTAATAGATTCGGGGCTTGAACGGATAGCAAAGGGCGAACATTGCGTCAGCCTGTGCAATGGCATCTTCTTTGGATTTCAACTTCAGATAGTCATACACAGCGAACGGGAAGCCCCTTGCAACCAGTTCCTTTGCCCAGCCCTTGAACTTGGAATCTTCTTTGCCGTTGACCCTTGCGCGGAAAATGGCGAAATCATTTCCGGCAACGAATTTGTCAAAGTCAATGCTGCCCTGATACACGGAAACGTCAGGAATGAACCCGTGAATCTGAAACACCTGTTCCGTTGGTTGTTCCTGAACAGGCTGAACGGGTTCGGGGTCAGTTTTGACGGGGGTTTCAGCGGCAACCAGCGCCGCAAGGGATTTAGGGCCGAATTCGCCGTCAACTTCCAGACCCTTTGCCTTCTGAAAGGCTTTCACCCCGGCAAGGGTCTTTTTCCCGAATTCGCCGTCAGCGGTTCCGCACGAATAGCCCAGCGCGTTCAGGCGGGATTGCATTTCCTTCACGTCATCCCCGGTCATGTTGGGGGTTTTCAGCTTCAGGATTCGGTCACCCAATTTCCGAACCGTGGGGGTTGTGGGTGTGGTCTGAACGGGTTCAGCCGGGGCCACGGTATCACCCGCGCCCAGATCATACTTCAGCAGGGATTCGGGCAGGTATGCCCAATCAGTCCACGAACGATCTTTCACACGGGTTTTGACAATGCCGTAATTGAAACCACGGGCTTCAACCGCATAGCCACCCCCGATGTACACGCCCACATGACCCGAACTGAACAGCAGGATTCCCGGCACATCCGGCAGGGTTGCAATTTTGCCGTATTTGCAACCCTGCTTTTTGCACCAAGAAAACATCTCGCTTGCGCTCTTGTCCGGGCATCCGTTGGAACCGTACTTGTTCACGAACTTTGCCCCGCCCTTGATATAATCCAGAACCCCCGCGCCGCCGTTCGTCCAGAAGAAGCCCTTGATCAGACCCACGCAATCCGCGCAAACCTTCTTTTCCTCAATGGCTTTCTTGTATTTGGACGTTCGGGAAGAACCGTAATGTTTGGGGTATTGTTTGGATTTACTGTTCAACAGGGACGTGGAACAGATGTAAACACATGTTCCGTACCAATAGGGCATCCCCAACATGGACAGAACGAACGCCACAAATTGCGAAGCGGTAAACATGGGTTACACCCCCTTGTCCGGGGCCTCCTTGTCCAGTTCAGGCAGACCCGCAACGGAAGTCAGCAGGGAAAGAATTCCGGCCAGAAGGGACGCGCTGCCAACCATGACCCAATTCACATCACCGATCACGGCAGATGTTCCGATGGTTGCAACAGCGGTTTGGGCAACGGTCTTGATTGCGCGGATTCCAGCCGCCTTAATCCAATTTTTGAAATTCATTTTTCAATTTCCCCTTTCTGCTTGTCGGGCAGGGACATGAAATCCTTGTGAATGCCGGACATAACGCCGTTCTTTCCAAGGGCTTCATATTGCTGCCAACAGTTTTCAAAGTTTTCCTTGGCGTAAATCGGGGCGAACCCCTTTTCTGAATAGTGGTTCCAATCGCTGATCATCTGCGCCCGAAGAAGCGCCTGAATGCCTTTTTCAAGGGCCTTCATTCGCTTATACAGGTAAGTGAACACAGGAATCACCACGCCCAGAAAAGAAGCTATCCAGCCCCAATTCAGCCGCATGAATTCAACGAAGTCGTTCATTGCTATCAGTCCCCTTTGCATTAGAATAGCCCCATACAGTCATATAATGACCATATAGGGCTTTCATGTTGAAACCTGAATAAATCCTTGTTCAGAATCGAAGGGGCCTTATTCGGCCAGTTCGGGGCATTCCAGATCAATCAGGATTTCACGAACCTGTTCCTTCAGCTTGTCGGGAACCTGCGCAAAGGTCTTTTTACCCTTGATGATCAGGGTTGCGTAAACAACAGCCATGTCTTTCACCACCTTTCCCAATAGAATCAGCAAAAGGTCAATCCAGCAACTTTTCAACTTCGTCACGAAGTTTGGCAGGAACATCTTCAAGGGTTTTCAGTCCCTTCTTGATCAGTTCAGCATAGATTTTCGCCATGTCAGATCATCCTTTCTTTACGGGGCAATCATTTCATACACGTCACACAAGGCAAGCTGTGTGTCGGTAAGCTGCGCTTCAAGGGATTCGTTCTTTTCGATCATCCCATGAATGAATTCGTCCTTGTCGAACTGAACAAGGTTGAATTCGTATTCGGTATGTTCCCCGGTTTCATCCGGGACGGTAACAGACTGGATTTCGGACGCAACCCAAACGCTGTGTTCATCCACCACAACAGCTTCAGGCCGTTCACACGCCCGAACAAGGCCGTGATTCATCATGCTTGATCATCCTTTCTTCAGATGGTTGTCATAGTAGGATTGAACCGCTTTTTCCAGCGGTTCAACATATTTTTGGTGTAAACGGTAATGGTCACAGGATTTCAGCCAACCCTTGTATGAATTCACGGAACAATATTCCGAATAGGATATTTCCGCGCCGGATTCAATCTTGCGCCGAATCCGGGTCATCTTGCGTTTGAAGGATTTGCAGGTGGTTTTCCGAAGCAGGGTGTACCCCATGAATGACCGATAGCCCAGATAATCCACGCCCCTTTTGAACGTGGGGAACACTTGCCAATTATCCTTCAGGGTGATTCGCAGGTGGGTTTGAAAATATCGGTCAATCTGCCGCCGTAAACCGTGCAAATATTCCTTGCTGTGACCCAAGATCACAATATCATCCATGTACCGCATATAATACGGAACATGAAGGGTTTCTTTCATCCAATGGTCAAATTCTGAAAAATAGAAATTCCCGCCGTATTGGGAAAAGTAATTGCCGATGGGCAATCCAATTCCTGATTGTTCATAGCGGGCTTGCCGCTGAACCGGGGTTTCATGCCGTCCCCTGATTCTGCGTTCCAGAATTTCCACACAAGGCGCGGGCAGATGTTCAAGCCTTTTCCGATCTTCTGAATCTGCCGTTTCGATGGAATCAATCACTTCGTCAATGAACCAAATCAGGTCATCGTCTTTGAACAAACGCCTGAACTTGTCCTTCAGGATTTCGTGATTGATGGATTGATAATAATGCCGCGCATCAATTTTCAAACAATACTGTGTGCCGAAAACATCAGTATTCATCCAACTTTGAAGGCGGGTCAATCCGGGGTGAATGCCCCGTTTCGGAATCGCTGAATAGGTGTCGGTGATTAGGTTCCTGATCAAAATGGGTTCAATCACCTGAATCACCGCCCATTGTGCTATCCTGTCCGGGTAATAGGGCAATTTGTACAGATCACGGATTTTGCGGCCTTCCTTCCGCTGTTTCCTTGTGTACTTTGATGTTTTGTGGGTGTGGTTGATCAGATTCGTTTGCAGGTCTTTCAGCATTGAACCCATGCCGTCATCTGATTCGGCAATGTTCGCGTCCACAACCTTGACTTCCTCATACCAACCTTTTCCCTGTTTCGCGTGCCTGTGTGCCGTTTTCAGGTTTCCGTCAGAAACGATTTTCGGCCACAGTTTGCCGTGTGACTTCATACCGTTCAACCTCGTATGCACGAAAAACCGGGCCTTCAATGAACCAGCATTTACCAGCGCGGCCTTTCCAGTCTTTTTATATTTTGCCAAGTGGCAAGGCAATCAGTTCCCACATTGGTTTATATGAAACAGGGAACCCCCGAATTGGGGATTCCCTGAATCAATCGTGCATTTGCTAAGTGGCTGCTGATATTCCGATTACGATTCGAAGGGGTATTGTTCACATTCCAATAGAACCTGCCATTGTTCGCGTCATTATTCCAATTCCTGCCCAGTTTAGCAACCTTGAAATAATACTTGAATTTTTGAACAATGACATGGGGTTATATCGTGTGAAAACTCCCGAATCAACGGTATTCTGATTGCCCATGATTAGTTCATGCGGGGGCGGGGTTAGGCCGCCTGTTTCGGAACATACGCCAAGCGGCCGCCGATACTCCGACCACGATTCGAAGGGGCAAAGGTCCCACGCCAACAGAACCCGCCATAGTTCGCGCCATCAGCCCAATACCCGCCCAGCCCAGCAACCCGCCAGCCAGCGGAAGCCGTGGACTGATAATAGTAATCGCCCACGGGGACGGACGAAGAAGCGCCATTGTTGACTTCGGACGGCAGGAACAGCCAGTCAAATTCTTCGGAATAACCGAAGGCGTTGACATAACCGTTCGTGGGCGGCAGAACGAAACCAGCGTCCTTGTAATGATCATTGTTCTTGGATTCCACGAACGCATGATCAGCAACATACACGCTGTTATTCGTGTTGTCACCGTTGGAATAGATGTTCAGGCCATCCACCCAACCCCAGATATTGGCCCAGAAGTTTTCTTCGCCGCGATAGGTCACAATGTTGATGTTGTTCCCATTGGTCACAGCGCCGGACGCATTGCCCAGATTGGTTGTTGCGCCCGTGACTTCGGACATGTTGGTTGCGCCGTCATCGGTCTTGGAAGCGTTGCCAATGCCAATCTTCGCCTGTGTGTTGAAAGACGCATATTCGATCAGGAAAAGAATCTGCGTCATGGCAGACGTGGCCGCGAACGCCTGTGTCCAGCCGGAACCGCGATTTTCGGCCAGAACGCCACAGTTGCGCCGGGTCAAATTCTGCGTCAGGCCGGAAATGGGCTTGGCGTTGGCGATGGAACACAGCTTGTCACCCGTGGTTTTCGTGAAGTCGGCAACCTGCGCGTCATCCAGAATATACGCGCTTGTGGTCACATCATACATGGTT